CTTGGATGTGGAGCTGGATCACGGGCAAACAAAGACGAAAATTACGGATACTATTGTTCAATGTCTTGAATATGTGAAAGCGCAAACTGGACGCTATCCAATAATATACAGCCGTGCAAGCTGGATTAATCAATTCGTGGATGTATCGCCAATTGCCAGAAGTGGACTGGTGGCTTGCTAATTATCTAAAGGCGTTGCCTTACCCGCTGTATACGCCAGAGAAAAACCCGCCTCCGTTATTGCCCAGAGGTGTAACCAAATGGCTCATTCATCAAACTTGCGAGAAGGGAAATGGTGCGGAGTATGGCGTTGCATCTCATTACGTTGACCTTGACCGCTGGAATGGGACGAGCGATGATATTTTGGAGTATTTTGGGCTCACTGGTCAGCCTGAACCCATCAAGCCAGCGCTCGAGGAAAAGGTTGATAAACTTTGGGCTGCACACCCAGAGCTGCACGGAGAGCTATAATGGCTAACATAATTGTAAGCGGCGCTGGCTCAACCGAAGTAAATGGGACATATGTAGAAAATGGTGAATTAGGCGGCAGACCATATTACGAAAATGGAGATTATGCAATCGGATGGGATGCAGGCTGGCTCATATTAAATATTACTGAGTTAATATTTTACTATATTGGAGAGGGTAATGTAGCCACACCAGATTTATGTACAAAGTGGGAATTAGATGAATCTGGAGAGCTACCAGTTCCAACAGTGACTAAAGAGGGGGAAACACTTACTGGTATCCCAAAACACTTTCTTTATTATGCACGACTGCGAGGTAACTAATGAACATACTCAAACAAAGCACGGCGACCACTATCAAGCTCGGACCGTTTATTGACGACACGGATGGCAAGAGTGCCGAGACTGGTTTGACCATTGCGCAAGCGGATGTTCGGCTGAGTAAGAATGGTGGCGACTTTGCGCAAAAGAACAGCACCACGAGCGCAACGCACGATGAAAACGGCTATTATGACATCTCGTTGGATGCTACCGATACGGGCACGTTAGGCAGGTTGCGGGTTGCTGTGAGTAAAAGTGGAGCGCTCCCAGTATGGCAGGACTTTCAGGTTGTGACGGCAAATGTTTATGATACGCTCTGCTCGACCGACTCGCTGGATGTGAATGTTATAGCGCTTGCTAACGATGTTATCAAAGCTGCCAGTTTTGACGAGTCCACAGCATTTCCGTTGAAGGCTGCTGACACTGGCTCAACGCAGGTTGCGCGCACAGGTGCGGACGGCGATACGCTTGAAACATTGAGCGATGAGATTGCTACAGTAAAGACTGACACGGCAGCCATTCTTGTAGACACGGGCACAACGCTTGATGGGCTTATAAAGGATGTCCCAACAGTGGCGGAGTTTAATGCACGCACGAAGCCTGCTGCTGATTACTTTGACCCTGCAGCTGACACAGTTGCAAATGTAACAAATGTTGGAACGACCACAAACCTCACGAACTTACCGACTATGCCTGCTGACTGGATTACAGCTTCAGGCCTGAAAGCTGATGCGGTTGCGGAGATTCAAGCAGGGCTTGCACTTGAAGCAACCCTGACGGCAATCAAAGGTGTTGGGTGGACTACGGAAACGCTGGCGGCAATTGATGCGCTGATTGATGCTATCAAAGCGAAGACTGACAATTTGCCAGCTTCACCAGCGCCTGCCAATGAATACGACACAGAGTTAGCTGCAATTCAGACTGATTTGGATAATCCTGACCAGTATAAAGCAGATGTAAGTGGCATTCCAGCAGCGGTATGGGGGTATGCTACTCGTACGCTATCTTCGTTTGGAACACTAATTTCCGACATTTGGGCACACGCAACGAGAACTTTGAGCGCTTTTGGCTTTACAGTTGCAACCCAATCAGATGCCAATGTTACGGCTATCAAAGCCAAAACAGATAATTTGCCAGCAATACCAGCGCCAGCGGGAGAATACGATGCAGAATTGGCAGCATTACAATCCAGTGTGAATGCCATAGCTCCATTAGATGAAGTTCTAATCGATACTGGCACGCAGCAATTTACGACTGCTGACCTTATAAAGATTGTCGCTGCAAGAATGGTGGGAAAAGCCAGCGGCGGTGGAACAGGCACAATTACTTATCGCAATCTTGAGGACACATTGGATATTGTCATTATGACCGTTGATGAGTTCGGCAATCGTTCTGAAGTGGAGCTTGGGTAATGTTACCTCATAGCAGTTCCTTCCCATTGAACAGCGACCCCGTAGGTTCGTGGGTTATGCTGGAATGGCCCTTGGCGCTTATAGTCATTACCGTGGAGCTTCCAGAATGCAGGATATATACTGTGCCACATGATAATACGACTTATCCTGTGCCCTACGAGAATACAACCTATGTTGTGCCGTTTTGCCAGAAAAAGTGAGGGATTATGAGCAATAGATTTACCCAAGATAATGATGATAAGCTCTATCGAGCTTTTGACTGGCAGTATTGGCTATCCGATGGTGAGAGCATACTGACTGCCGAAATTACCTGTGACAGCGGCGACATTAATATAACGCACGTTGCCGTTGACGGGAGCAAAGTAACCTACCAAGTAAGCGGTGGCGTTGCCGGTGAAACGTATACGATTAGTTGTAAAATCACCACCTCGGGCGGAGAAACAATTCAACGCTCCATCTTTCTGTTTGTGGACAGAAAGTAGCGTCCCCGGGGGCCGCAGGATTGCCGCACGACGTATGGCCACGGTAGCTATTGAGTAGATGATACAACCCACGTAGCAGTTCAACTCCGTATACTGTACGTCGGCCGGCAGGCGCAACCCCACGCGGCTTAGAATGCCCAGATTGTTTACTGGGCATTCTTTTTCAGATACTCAAGCGCCTTCTCAACCAAAACAGGATCGTCGTGAAATCCCCCCAAACCGCGGTTGCAATCAGGGCACACCACCCCGCGAACCTTGCCGGTAATGTGATTGTGATCGACCGCAAACGTTAGCTTAAACTCTTCCGGACTGCGCCCGCAGATAGCACACACCCCACCCTGTGCTGCCAAAATCCCCTCATAGTCGCCGAGGGTGATGTCGTAGTGCCGTTTTAGGTTGCGGTCCTTTAGCATATCATCCATTAGAGCCTTTTTGTAAGCATTTCGAGCCGCGAGCCTCTTTCGATACTTGCGCGTACAGTCTTTACACATATGCACAAGACCATCGCGACTGCGTCGACTCGCATAAAACTCAGACTCCGGCTTCTCCTTGCCGCACATATTACACCTTTTCATCAGAATGCCTCCGTATAATGTTTTCAAAGCCGCTAACCGATTGTTCGGGAGCTATCGCACTGAGTACAGCGTCCAAGGCGTCCCGGCGGCTCAATACCCAAACTACCCCGTTACCGTGCCTGTAGTAGTTGCCTCCAAAGGCCTGCTTCAAGCAAGTTGCTTCCTCAACCCGGGGTGTGAAAACCGTAAGTTGGGGGTAGCGGCCCTTGTAAAGGTAGCCGCGTCCCCTCTCGATCAATATCCGTTTAGCTTCCATAGTAAACATACTCCTGGTCATTAAGCTCGTAATGGCTGCCACCGTGCCACTGTTGTCGGATTTCGACATCAACCTTCCAGGGCACGTCGGGCAAGTACCGATTGCCCATTACCACCATAACGTCGCGCATTTGACGTCCGGCATCCTCGGCCCGGTCTTCGTCAACCTCGGCCAGAATGCTGTCGTGCACGCTCAATACAACCGGGATCCCGCGGTTCTCCAGCTCAACCAGAGATTTCAATGTAAGATCGCTGGCTGTTGACGCGATAACCATATGCACGCAGGACTTGCGCACATCCTCGTAGTTTTCGGGCACGACCAACGGAAAATGTCTGCGCCGCTTGAATATCGTTTCAACGTACCCATCGCGCAGTGCACGATCAAACATTGCTCGCTTCCAGGCAAGTGCCACTGGCATGCGGGCGTTGTAGTCGCGTACGAACTGTCTCGCAACCTCAATCGGCAGCCCAGAACTCTCCGCAAAGGAGTATTCTGATCCGCCGTAGATGTACGAGAAGTTGAACATCTTGCAGATCACACGTTGTGCCTTCGTGAAGTTGGGTCCGTACATCGCCCGAGCGACCTCGGAGTGCAAGTCACGATCGTTCTTATAGGCTTCGAGTAAGAAGGGCTCCTGACTGTAGCAAGCCATCACGCGCAGCTCTGCTTGACTGTAATCTGCGACAACCAAGCGCTTACCCGGCGCCGCTGCGTACATCCCGCGAATCATCGCACCGTACTCGTCGTCGGGACGTGCGATCGTCTGCAGTGCGGGGTCACGAACCGACAAACGGCCCACCTCAGTTCCATAGATCAAAAAGTTGGCATGCACACGGCCCGCGGTGTCGCGGAAATCGATTACGTTGTTTACGTACGAGGTGAGCAACTTCTTGACGCGACGGTATTCACTAATAGCTTCGATAATGGGGTGCGTGCCTGCGAGCTCCCTAAGAGCGCCTACTGATGTCGAACCCTTTTTTATTTTGTAACTCTGAGGCTGTGCCAGTTTTAGCTCGTTGTAGAGGTAGTCGCTTAGTTGCGACGGTGAGTTGGGATTGAGATTAGGGCGCCCGGATATCTCGCGAATCTGGGCCGCAAGCTTGTCAACCTCCGCCTGCAATAGGTTGCTCGCAGCCCGTAACGCCACCTCGTCGACCAGGAACCCGCGTATCTCTACGCTCTCAAGTGCTTTTGAGGCGGGCATTATAATGTCCATAAACGGTGTGTCGTATTGTCCCGTCTCGCGTAGACGCGTTTCAAACACTTCGCGTAAGGCCAAGGTATACACTACATCGAGTGCGCCGTACTTGGCAAGATCTTCGGGTGGCACTTTTGAGTAGCGATCGTTACGAGAGCTCAGATACTTGCTCACGAGCGCAGGTTCGTAGTCCTCAACGCCAAACTCAAGGGCCACGATCTTCTTCAAGCCGCGAGGCATATTCTCGTCCAGTATGTACTGTGCCAAGAGTGTATCAAACTTTACTTGCGGATCAACGCCTATGTGGCTGCGTAGAAAAACTGCGTCGAACTTGGCGTTATGACCCACAGCTCTTACGCGGGCAAAGAAGTCGTTCAGGATGCCGGGGACGGCAGGGTCGTCGTATAGGAGATCGTCTGGCACTATGACGGCGTAATCGTAAGACCACGCCAACTGCAGCATCAATATGGCATCACGTGGATGCGTAGGCGTGTCGTACCACTGTATTTGGTCGGTTTCAATGTCGAACGCAACCCAAGCGCCCGTAGGGCATTCAGCTAACGCATCGCGTAATTGCGCGACCGTGTGCACCCACCGGGGTTGTGGATCGAAACGGCGAATTGCTGTCGGTCCGCGCACATATGAAGACACCTCGGCAATAAATGTGGTCGCCTCGCCGGGTTTGCGTAACACGTAAGCAGGATGCCACGCCGGCTTTACATAGCGACCGTCGGGCGTCTTTACCCACGCACCTTGCTGCCCGAAATCCACTCCCAGCGCAGTGCAAGCTGTCATGCCCAAGGCGAGTATAGGTGCCTGCGTGGCTTCGATCTCGGCACGCAGCCGCGGTGCGCAACATCGAATAGCATCCTCAGACGGTGTGGCGTTACCCGGCGGCCTGCAACAGACCACGTTAGTGCGGAACGTGTCAGCGGGGTCTGCGCCTGCCTGACGAAGTACCACGTCAAGTAGGCGCCCGCTTTGACCTACAAACGGACGACCTTCTTCGACCTCTACCGCACCGGGTGCTTCACCTACGATAACGTATCGAGCATTTGGTAAGCCGCTGTGAGGTACGAACGGCTCATAGAACAAAGGACATTGCGCACAAAGTGCTTTAGGTGCCTTTGCCATTCGTAGCTCCCATTTTACGCATAAGCACTAACTCGGTTGCGCGTGTCCATCCGTAGGATTCCAACTCATCAGCGGCCTCCGACGGCACCAACGCCAAGACGCTGGGCACTTTCATTGCCAACGCAATACGCGTGAGATCATCCAGTCGCTCGGCACTCGCGTGCAATATTGTGCACATCTGGGTTTCGCGATCGACGCAGACAATACCTTCGATCTTGCCCGTTACCTCATCCCTTAGTACTATGTGCATGATTACCTCCACAGGCGGACAACATCTGTACGGTGTTAACCCAGAGCGTGTCATTATCGAACGGTTCGTCCCACTCGAGCGACTGATGTGGGATGGTGCCCAGTATTTGAGCATGCTGGGCATAAGCCACGGGTGCAGCTGTGTCGACGCCGCGTATGTGCGGCATAAACATTTGTGCACGCTCGACTTCTTTTAGGGGATCGTAGCAGCACCCCAGCAAGTGTATGTTATGATCACGGTCCCATCCGCGATCGCGGGCAATCTCAAGAGCGTGTACGCGCCCGCCCGGTAGTTTCTCATAACGCTTGGCGATGCATAAGGTAGCACATCCCATCTGTATCATTTGGTCGGCACAGAACGTCCACTCTTCCCACGTCTTCCCTTGAGGACACATTGCCCGTGCGTGCGGCGCTATGCGATCAAGTGCACGGGCCGTGTGAACCAGCGTCTTGTCCGCGTCGTCCAACACGTCAGGTAGGATTATTTCGTCGGGGTTGATAAGGTCGGCGGCTTCCATTAGGCGTTGCAGCGCAATGGCGGATCCAATCTCTGCGGCCCCATTGTCGAGCATTGTAAAATGCCCGGCCAACCCCAAAGCGTGGTAGTGATTAGCATACTCCGGGTCGCCGCAGTACTGGGCCAGTGCGAAGTGATATCCCAAACGCAGGTCAATTTCGACCTGGAACCCTTGGGGTGGTGTGATTAGTGCAAACTTCATTTATCCCCTCCGGAATCGATGTATCGTATTACCAAAGTTGCGTAGCCGATAATGTCTTCCCAACTATCTCTGTGATACGGGTCGGCAAGCAATCGGATGAGCTTGTTGAAGATCATCAGCCACGCAATGAAGAACTCAGGCACCATAACAAGGAAGTTATACAGCTCCTCTGCTAAGGGCGCCAAAGCGACGCCGGTTATACGCCAGGCGTCGCCATAGGTACTTTGCCTTTCATTAATCATATCTGCCATCACCACCTCGCCAGTACGTAGCTGCTGAACCGGATGTGTCCGAAACGGTGACAACAACGTCACCCCAAATGCCGTCTTGTGCCTCGCGTGCGAAGTACTCGGCAATGTGTTCCGGCGATGACGTCGGCATGTCCAGCATAAAGGCATCGTTTTCGTTTATTGCAACTTCCACATAGGGGTTCTGAGCGATCACGTTTTCCGAAGAAACCAAGAGACGACCGCCCATATTGCCTATCAGGGTGCGCATAACTGCGTCGATCGTTCGGGCATCGATGGGCAACTTGGGTTGCGCATCGGTCTCCTCCACGTCAACCTCAACCGTCACAACATATGTGTGACCGTGCAAACTCTCACCCTCCATCAGGTGAGCTGCACTGAATACATACTCGCGTTTAAGTGTAACCATAATCCTCCTAATATAATGTTAGTGTTTTCGAAAACTCGTCAAACGATTTGTATCTCGGCGGGTACTCCACGCCGTCCAATACCAGTCTCCAGTCATTCCAATCGTGCATTGGCACAGTCGGCTTAAGGTCGGTATTACGCAATACCTCTTGAATCCAATCACGCGGGGGCTTCCAAGGCAACGTCGGCGACGCGATGACGCCGACTTCCCAGGTACATCGCAACCCTGCGTCGCGTAGCAGGCGGTACCCCTTTAGTACAATTTGCTTTGCCTTGCCGTGACTTATTGCACCTCGTGCAAAAAATCCCATCGTGCGACCAATGTGTATGAACGAATGACAGTCGTTACATAGTGAAACCGTCTCAATGTACGTCATACGTGCGTGATCGTAATCGATCTCGTAAGCTTCGTGTGCTTCCAAAGGGCCAGGCCCACCACAAGCCCAGCAGCGCATATTGTTTGCAATGTACGCAGCCCGACGTGTTTCGTCCCACCACTCCTGCCCTTTGATATATCGCGGGGTTGTCCCGAACAAGGGCTTAGGAATCGTGTGGTGGCGCAAAAGCTCCGGCCGTACGAAGTTAGGTTTGTCTACTGCTTCAAAATCAATCGTCGGCATCAAAACCTCACAATAAATACGCGATCGGGTAATTTGGCGGGAACATCCAATCCCGCCTCGACCGCCCTCGCCAGATCAACTCCGTACATCCAAGCATCGGAGACGACTTGCGGCGGAACTGAGTAGGGAGCTTCTTTTAGCTGCGACTTAATCGCATCCCGCTCAAGTGCGCCGCGGCCGCTCCGACGCCTGGACGTAACCCACCAAGTGTGTGCGGGGGTTAGTTGAAACCATAAAATGCCTTTGTCGGCTTCATAAGCCGTGTTAAAGTAGGTTACTCCCTGCGCAACCGCGTTTACCACATCCTCTACCATCGCATCAGCCAGCGTTGTCGCACGGCCAGCCTTTAGGTTGTAAACTGACGAAATGCTCTGCGACAGCACACTGGCATCCGGGGGCTCCGTTTGCGTAATCTCGCACCAGAGTAGTATACCGAAATACGCAACAACGTGATTGTTCCGCACACGGTCTGGCAAACCTTCTGGGAATGCTTCAAAAACCTTCTCGCGTGCTCGCGCCAGAAGGTCGGGCAACGTTTGCATCCGCTGAAGAAGCGACATTAGGTAGTAACCTGCAAAGCCTTGCGGTAGGGCATCCCGAAGTTGTTGGTAGGCCTGATAAGCCGGTGTGCCTTCCGCGACAGTGTCGGGGTGCAAGTGGGCAACCACGAGTCGCTCACGAGCTGCGGGGTCGGCAATCAAGTCTTCACCGTCGATCGAAAACGGCGCTGACAACGGATAGTCCACAGTTGTCTGATCACCACGGCCGCGAGGGTCGTGTCCCGTATCGTAAGCTAACAGAACCGTACGCAAAAGCCTTTCAACAAACTCGTATCGGAACTCACTGAAAGCAATCGGGACCGCGTTTGAGGAGCCCAGCAGGGCTAACGTTACGAACCGGGTCGTGCCCGCATCGTACGTCTTGGGGTCGGTCTGTCCCAGCAGCCGCAGAAATACTCTTTGGATGATTGTGGTTTTACCAGAGCCACGCGTACCCACTACGCTTAGAATGGGGAACCTGTAGTGATTGAGCTCAAGCCACGGCTTAAGCGGTGTTGCCGCGTACCAGCCGATCATCGGCCAGATCGTTGTGGGCTCGTTGAGTTGCGGCACCATCTCGGCTACTCGATGTACATCTTCGAGAGTAGCCAACGGGCGCAGGTCGAGCTCAGGGTGCTCTTTACGGGACGGCAACCAGCAAATGGGGCCGTCATACCCTTCGAACACTTGCGTGGCGGTCAGAACCTGTTTATCACCCAAAAAGAGCCACTCGTCGTTAATCTTGTGTAAACCGAGCACACCCGTTGCGCCTACGTGCGGCAGCCCGGCGTTACGTAGTTGATCCAAGAGAAATGGGAGCAACATTCGTATGTCGTCGTCACGGCCTAACCACTGCCACGCAGCCACCGGTGCTTCGGCGTCAAACCTGCGAACTGTGGTAAATGCACTGCGGCTAAACACTCGGTTCTCCCAGGTGTAACCGCCTGCGATGACGTCGCCGACAATAGCATCTTCAGCTTCGAACTTGGACCCGTCCAAAAGTATTTTTGGCACAATGATAAAAGTGCTCAACGGTCGTGCACCACGTTTGGTGACCGAGTAGTAACAATCGTCGCCTTGCACGAGCGTTACCGGCGCTTCTTTCTCTTCCTCCGGTGTCGTAGCGCGGGCTTTCTCAAGCGTTTGATCAAGGTAGTGATTGTTCTCGGCGGCCTTATCGCCGCAGGGTTGCCTCGCAAATATGCACCGGATCAGATCGTCAGATGCTCCTTGTTGGATCAACTTTGTAACAATCGCCCAGTCCCGCTCACTACGTGACCGATAACCGCGAACGTCGCCGGTACGGATCTTGTGCCGTGTTTTGCTGTCCAGCTTGCACAACACCCGAATGTCGTCGGGAGTATACTTAAGGCTGGCGTCATAAAACTGCAACCGCACAGGCACGGGGGGGTCATATTTTCGATTCAGCGTTTCGGGGACACGCAGAACACGATTGGCGTTCCAAGCTGACTTGTCAGCAGTAGGTACGTCGTCGGCAAGCGTCTGGTTGAGCTCCTCAATGGTTGTTATATCAAGTAGGGGGTTTTGTAAAAACCAATAGAGGTGGTAGCCGCGACCACTTGCGACGATTGCCGACGGCGGTAACGTAGCCAAGGGGACGTCGGGATCGTCGGCGTCTACCCACACAGCTGCGGTGCCAAGAACGTCCTCTTTTGTGGCACCGCGGTTGCTACGCATTGCAGGACCGAAGAAGACGTTGCGGTCGAGCGGGATCGTAACGTCTTCTCCGGGTGCGTAGTATCTTGTTTGCGTTTCGGCTGGGTGGTCGATCGCGATTGCGAGCAGACCACCAAACCTAAACGCGTTCAAGAAGATCTGATAGGACTGAATAGCCATAGTTACAGGTTACCGTGTCTTAATTAATGCGACTTTCTTGACACGATTGCGCGGTTGGTAGGGTTCACCGGTTTCGTCGATGCCATTGCCGGCTTGGACGTCAACAGTGATTTTGGCGGTTTTGCCCACCAAATCTTCAGGGCGAACTTCACCCTTGAAGTCCTTGGGGAATCCGAGGCCCATTAGCGTGTTTTTCACACGGAACAGAGCTTTGTCAACGAAGGTGAGCGTGTCGAAGATCACGCGGCCGTCGTACTGGCCGCCTTCGATGCGCCACTGGATGTCAATCTTCTCGTTGCCGGCCTTCGAAACTCCGGGCTCGGCTTTGATAATAGTTGCTGTGTAGTTGCCTGGTGGCAACGGTTCGAGCGTTTGTACTTGTGCAAAATTGATACTGGGCATATGTTACTCCTTTTGTTAGGTTGGGTTAGGTTGGGTTGGGTTGGGTTGGCTATTCAGTCCTATGAGATCCGCAACCTTTGCCATTGTGGGATTGACGATATGCGTCACACCACAGCCATACTGGTCTTTGGCGTACGTCCGTTTAGTTTCTACAATCTGGCCGACGTTGAACGTGCTGTCGGCGAAGACCTCGTCATCAACTTTGATTTCAGGGTCAACGTTGAGCTTTACCGACAAGCGCATTACCATATACGCGTACCCGCAAAGCTCGTTACCCGACTGTCCCCAAAAGAGGGGGACGTTACGAATTAATCCGGTCTCGTTCTGCTTGTTGGCTTCGAGGCCGGTAACTATAACATTGAGTCCTAAGGCACACAGGCTGAAGTAGTGGATTGCCCAATTCAACATCGTGCCTAAAAGCTGGCCAAAACCCTGACGCGATAATGCATATGCAAGATCACCCGGGCCCACGCTTTCATTGCCCGCTATTTTGCGGATGATGAACCGTTGGACCTCAGTTGCGCCGTCTATTATAATAGTCTTGTACGGCGGGTGCAGGCCCATCTGGCGTGCCCAGACGGAATCGGGTGGTTGCCCGTCAGTGAGCCACTCATAAGGCTCGTTGAAGTCGGCAATGTCTTCAAGTGTTAGTATATCCGGTTTCTTTTCTTTGTTGCGCAGCGAGATAGGGTTGCCAAACGTTTCAAGCATTAGTGCGCGCCCGAAACGTCCGCTCTCGTCTTCAACTGAGCTGGCTGCCAACCAAGTCTTGCCGCAGCCCGGCTGCCCGTAGATCAACATCTTCAGGCCCTCGGTCTTCTCCTCGTATCTTTTCATTGTTGTCCGTCCTTTCTCTGTATTCTTCGTGCAGAAGCACTTCGTAATCGCCGCCCATAGTACGCGTCACGCAAGGGCTCTTGAATGCGCAGAAGTTGCACATAAGCCAATTAGGTGAGGGGTATAGCGGGGTAGCGGGATTCGTCATTTCACGTGCGGTTTCGTAAACACCCTGCATTACGTTGGCAATCTCGATGGGGGTTTTGCGAACAGGATACCGCATAAAATACTTTTGTTCGTTTTCTTCAAGGCTCAATAGAATATCGCCGAAGTACTCGTTGACCGTATCGTCAGACCAGTCCGGGTACGCCTGCTCAATCCAGTAACGGTACGCAAACTTTGTGGTGTCGATTGCGGCTTTACTGAGCAGCCCGTTAACAAGCGTACGCGGTTGTGGTGGCGCCTTTTTGCGGATTATGTTGTAAAGCACGCCTGCAACCGGGTACTTAAAGAGTTGTTGCGCGGCGTACAGGTATACTGCACTTTGCTCATCGTTACTGAGTGCCGTTACAAACTCGGTGATTGATCGGGTCGTTTTTGTCTCCCAGATCCAGTATTCGTCGGTTGCGGTGTTGTATACCAAACCGTCAAACCGTCCGGCAATGCGCTTGCCTCGAGCAGTGCGTCCGTCTACTTTTAGGGGGACTTCAAAGGGGTATTCGAGTTCCAGGAACTTAAGGTTTCGATCGGAGTACTTTTTGGTGTCTTGTTGTTGCCACAGTTTGTAGTGTTGCAACATATTGTACCCCAGGATAACTTGCTCTTCGAAGGTGCCTTCTTCTTGCGGCCAAAGATCACCCATATTGGTACGCTCTTCGGCTACGAAGGCTTCAAAGGCACTTACAATATCGTCACCATTTTTGTAATGCATCTCGAGGGCTTTGTGAATTGCGCGGCCAGTAAAGAAGGGCGGGTATGCAACTATAGGTTCCAGATTACGCTTGAGACCTGAGCTCCATTCCCATTGCCGGCGACACTGACGGAATGTTCGGACATCAGATATGTGTATTGCTGCTGCTTTCATTTACACTCCTTGTTTTGTTCGTTTGTTATACATAATTATAATTCAAAGGCTAAAATTTTACACTACACCTTTTATGGACTTTCTAACACGGTCCGTAGGTAATAGGCTACGAGCTCTGCCTCTGACATCTTGGCGTTGAAGGCGTCGATAACGGCGCGATCTTCAGCACAGCTCCACAAGAAATACAGGTTCTTGGGTTCCTTAATGTCGACGCGATGAACACGGTCGATCGCCTGCGTCATCTTGATAGACGACCAATGGCAGTCCAGAAATATCGCGTGTCGTGCCCACTGCAGGTTTAGCCCTTCACCCATTGCGTCGATTGTGCCGACACAGAATTGGGGATCGGGGGAGATCATACGGAGGCCGCCGATAATTATATCGCCACCATAACGCTCGTGGACCAGTTGAGCAACTTCCCGAAAGCGTGTAAAGACCACCATCGGTTCGTTGGGGTGATCGTCTCGGAACGTATCAAGCCATTCCAGCTTGCCGCTCTCCGCACCCGCAGTGGGCACAACCAACGGCGGCCACACCGCGATTTGTTGAAGTCGTGTTATCTTCGTCAATGTGTTTGTAATGATCAACGTCGACAGACCATCAACGTCGACGACGATGTCGTGTTGACGTTTGACTGTGTGGTAAAATGCGGCCTGGTGGGAAGTCATTTCAACCACTTGCTCGATGCAGATCTTTTCGGGCAGTTGCGGCATCACTTCGTCCTTCGTGCGCCGCAGCATATAGGGCCGCAAAAGTTCTCCGAAGGCCTGGGGGTTTTTGGGACCGCCAATTACGAACCGCTCCCAATAGCCTTCGGTGACGTTGAGGTTGTTAAGCACAAAGTTCCAGTACGCCGGAAAGTCGTCGGGCGCAACAAAGTTGAGTAGCGACCAAAGGTCGGCGGGTGTTTTCTCCATCGGGGTACCGGTCAAGCACAGGCGCCGTGCGGCGGCTATTTGTTTCACCCACTGGGCGGTTTTCGTCTTGCGGTTCTTGATGCGGTGCGCTTCGTCGAGCACCAGAATGTTGAACACCACCCTACTTAGGGCGGCGCGAACTTGTGGGGAGCTTAGGTCGTATATGCTCATAAGAAAGTACCCCTGCAACGCCGTGAAGTCCAGCGGCAAGCGGTTGACGACCGTGACAGGCACGCCGGGGTCTTGGTCCAGGATCTCCATACGCCATTGCGGTATCAGCGCCGGTGGCGCGATGATCAAGCTACGCCATGCCGGCGCCGCGCTTGCGGGCTGCGCTTGCTCCTGTGCCTGTGCCTGTGCCTGCTCCCGTAGGCGCTTGCAAACTTCGACGGCGACCACCGTCTTACCCAGTCCGCACTCGTCGGCCAGGATAAATCCAGGATGGCGCAAGATGGTGTGAACCGCCTCCGCTTGGTAGGTGTACAGGGTCTTCATTTACTACGCACCCAGTAAACGGTTACCACGCTCGTCGGCAAGCTCGCGTTGCTGGGGGTCAGTATTTAGGCTGGCGAGTGCATTGAGTATTAGGACAAACGCCGGCACAACATCGATCGATTCGATTATGTTGGCGTTTTGTTCAAGTGCCTGAGTTGCTGCTTTCATTTGGTCTGTTAGTGCGTCAACGGGGACGCGGATGATAGCTTCCATTTATGCCTCCTTTAGTGTGTTACAACATAATAGCGGACGTGTCGATATGCGTCCGCTGCGTGCGGTAGTCCACGTAGGTTGAGTTGATGCTCGGGCAAGATCTGCACACGGCTGATCACGCAAGGCTCTTGGTAGGTTACCGGGGTAGGCGCCGCGCGTGCGTATAGGAATCCTTCGATGAGACCGATGATTTGGACTGACGGAAAGGCGGACCCCACCTGCTCCATTGCCCTGCCTGGTCTCAAACGAAAACTCTCCACAACGATACGCTCGACCGCCTTCTGGTCCAGCAAGGCCCACAGGTCCGGCAGACGCCGTTCCCAGGGTATTTGCAGAGCCTTAATTATCGACAGCTCCGACGTCGGGCCACCGCCAGGCGTGTATGCGCACAAGCACACGCCGGTGGTGTAGCCCGGGTCGATTCCGAGGATTAAGGGGGTGCCATTATCTGGCACCCCCCCAGCGTCGCTGCTACTGTTCTTGCAGCTTTTGCTGTTTGCGGCGTTCACGGTATTCAACCATCTTGGCGTAGTCGTAACGCGGTTGCATCTCGATACCGAACTGGGCTAAGGCTGCTTGGACTGCCTCAAGGTCTGCATACTTGACCTTGATGATCCAAGCTTTGCCCTCGCCGCGTGGGCGCCCGCCACCACCACCGCGTGCGTGCGGTTTAGGTGGACGAGACTTGAACTCGTCGAGGTCGGCCTTTGCAAAAGCCCAACGACCATCCTCGGTTTTTGTCCCCGCTAACTCGCCTTCGCGAGCCAACGTGCGGACACGCATTTCGGACAGGCCTAAATAAATGGCCGCCGTCCGGAGGTCCATAACATCCGGAAACTTTACCTTACTGAGATCTAATTCTGCCATATTGCTCCTTCCTTTCGCACTGAATGTGTGCATTGTTTATGCTATTATTATAGATGATTTTCTGCGTTCCACACTACACGTTTTGGGGTATTCCTTTGAACATGTTCCGCGAAGGCCTCTTCGACGGCTTCGTAGTAAATGTCAGGGATATCGATGTCGCGTGGAACCAGACCCGTGAAGTACATATACGCCCACGCTGTGAGCGTATCAACATCAACGTCGGGGTGGGCGCGCAAAACGTTTGCCGCATACCGATGTATTGCGTGCTTTTCGGGGATTACACTAATCGTAGCCATGGGGGTGCCTCTCTTCCTAATGCGTCTAAACAGATTTTGACATAGTGTCGCAGCTCCGGCTTAGGGGTTATGTGCCGGGCTCGGTGTTCCAGAATGTAGTCCAGCGGTGCCTCGAGTGCGTCTCGAGGCATCGTGTTGGCCGTGTGCCGGACTGGTGCCCAGTCCCACTCAGAGGGATACCCAACGTCGTGCGAGAGCCGACGATACTTCTCGGTCTGCGCGAATAGGAGCTTCGACGTGCTGCGCTCTACAATAGGTATCTCGTTGACGGTTACCTGCCCGTGCGGGATCGCGCAAAGCAAGTTGTAAACCCGCCATGCCCGGTAGGGTAACTCTTCTGCAGGACTGGTCATCAAGTAGGCGTCTACTTTAGCCAATGACGCGACTGCGTCGTCGTGGGTCAGCCAATGCAGGCCGTGACGCAGCCATTGCCAATAGGGCTCATACGCGACTGCGTAAATACGGTGTTCGGGGTACGTCTCACCTAACTCGGAGTCGTATGCGCGAAACGACGGCGGTGTCTTACGTTCTTTTGCCATAATTCTTCACCTTGTTGGCGGGTGTGATCAAACTTGCCACCTCGTGTAGCCCTGCCGCTTCAAGAGCCTGAATCGCCGCCGTGAATTCGTCGGGGGTTGCATACATAACAAACTTGTTGCGACTGTCTTCACGGCGGGACTTGTGGGGGACGGTGTTCAGGAAGCGGTCAAGTTCCTGAGAATCGATCACGTATCGGGTGACCAAGGATCCTTCGCGTACGGGTTCACGAGTTGCGTGTATCACACCCTTGCGAATCAGGTTGCGTATGTACGCCGTCGTAAACCCGGCCGCTTGCGCCGCCGAGTTGATGTCGTACACCGGCGCGGGTTCTGTGCTCATACATATCCCTCCGTGATGCGCACAGCGACGTCAAGTGACTCACCGTGCGCCAGTTTTGCGTAGATGCGCGGGTCGTTAGCGTCATATAGCATCCTGAGGTTTATCGTCGTAATGGATATGCCGGCATCGACGTCCATAACGACAACCTTGTTGTAGACCGCCTCGCCTGTTGAGCGGTCGGTGTCGGTCTGAACCGGCACCAAGTGCAAATTCATACTCGTCATTTTTGCCTCCTGTGTGTATGTGGGGGAGGTGCCAGGCGTCGGCACCTCCCTTCGGTGTGTTACTGATGAGCTCCGTCGCTTATCATATAGCTCATCGCCTTACGAGCTGTTGTTTGGTATGCATACGGGTCTATCTTGTGCGCGCAGATACTTTTGCAAGTATCGAGTCGAACCGATTGGACCAGGAGGAGTAGATCTTTCTCGAGCGCGAGATACTCTTCCGGTGTGCTACTGTATCTGGTTGCAATGTTGGCTATTGTTCGGTGTAAATCTTCATTCATTTCCGTCTCCTTTTACGGTGAACTCTGAACCTCACTCTCAAATGCTTTGACCTACGCGTTTTCAACTTCAGTCTTAGCTTCACGGCGTTTACTGTTTGGAACCGTAATCTGGACTTCGATACTCGAGTCTGCAAGGAGTTTCTTCAACGCCTCAATTTCTTCGGGTGTACCATAGAGCAGGTAACGGTTACGGCCATCTGAGCGACGGCCACGATGTGTCGTGGAAGCACGCCACGCCTCAAAATCACTCATTTTGATCTCGTGACGCACTACTTTGGTATCTCCGACCGGAACTTTGGTGGAAGGCAACTTGCCCTCCAGAACAGCTCGACGGACGTAGACCGAACTTAACCCTGAGAGCTCGACGGCTTCCTTTAGGGTGATTGTGGCGTCGGTTGCCTTACTATTGGTGTTGGTGTTGGTTTTAGTCATAGTGTACCTCCTTTAGGTTTGACTAATTAGTGTAATGTGTTCATACTACTATTATAAGATAAACTGTAGATTTTACAAGGGATCTCTTAGGAACCCTGAGAGAGCGACCGCCGTTGAAGACGCCTCTCTACCTCGTCGGCAATTAACTGCAATATTGCCGCGGGGTCGTCATAGAGCTCTTGTAAAACTTCCCGATAGATGGGGTTTGCTTGGATTGCGCGCCAGCGACTTGCCTGCGGCTCTTCTATGCACAAGTCCTCTGCATCGATTGTGCCCAAGAATCGGTTAGCAAGCGCCATCTCGGCCATATCCCAGTACATTTCGGACATGTCCCAGGAGTCGCTGTACCCGCAAGCCTTGCAAACTACCGAGTGGTGCACGAGGCCGTTGTGTTGCAAAGTCAGGCGCTCGATGCACCAACCCCCGGAGGCTCCGCATGCCGGGCACTCACATAGGTGGATTGTCGAACTCATAGTAACTGCTCCTTTCATTATTAATTGTTATGCCAATATTATAACCGGTGATTAGGATTTTTACAAGGGGGCTCTTAGGTGCTCTTTGCACAGGGCCTTGCTGGCAAGGCCACGGGCTGGTTGATTCCGTGGGTGCGTGGGTGGGTGCGTGGGGGTGGGGGGTGGGTGGGCGATGCGTGTCAGGCATTTTGCCGCGGCAAGGCAATTTTGGACCCGTCCTGCACAAAAGTGAGCAAATGTTCTCAGAGTATCTTTTTTTAGACTCAATAAAGGCAATGGTGTCTGCAAAATCGAAGAAAGAATGGAGGGCCTGATCAACTTGATATTCTTCAGGGGGTGAAAGGAAAGAATCCTCACCCAAAAGATTATCAACAAAGTGTAAAATCCGCCGCTGATTTATACTATGAAAATGATAATAATAATAATGATAAACTACTATCTTGATATCTCTTTTTTTTCTAATATATATAAGGGGTAAATTTAATCGGAGATAAACTTCTTCATTCATTTTTCTATATATATATCTGCTTCAAAAAAAGAGAGTTATCGGAAAAGGAGTTGATTATGATTATTATCAGTGGACAGGCATTAAGAGGTGTCACGCAATGAGGAAGCGTTTTTTAGGCCGGTTGAAAAAAAGGGGGGGGCGTTACCCCTAATTATGCCTGCGCGCTAAAGACGACCCGGCACCGAAGCCCCCGACAGGTACCGTTGCGAGCCGGGCCGGGCACAGCCAGCCAACTTGCCCGGCCTGGCCCGCGGCGACCCGCCCTCGGCCGCGTGCCAGTCCCTGCCTCCGGTCAGTGACGGCCCGGTGTTATTTGACCCACTCGTAGAGTCCGGGTTTCACGCGTCGAAGCATCCCGAGGTGCTCCATTTTACAGAGCTGGCTACGGACGTTCGCTTTCAGTGTCTCGTCGTGCTCGAGTGCTCTCTTGAGGCTGTTGGGGTCGAACGTGTACTTAGTGGAGTGGTACAAAACATACACCTCGTACGCATCCTTGTTAGTCACCGGATTACGGCCGCATTTAGGGTCGTAGGTTATCCGCTTTAGACGATCAGCGAAGCTCTTGTTGAGCTTCACGTAATCCGTCCAATGGGATACTCCTGGTACCAATCTCTTGTAGCTATAGTGTTCGGTTGTCATTGTTGGTCTCCTTTTGTTAATGTTATACCTATATTATAACATAGGATAGCCGATTTTTACAAGGGGGCTCTTAGGCGCCCTGCGAGTATCTCTTAGGTACACCCGCATGCCGCAGGCGCCGGGGGTTTTGCAGATCGGCGCCGACATGTCGGCGAATCGCCTGGGCCCAGCCCGTGTGCCCGTGGCTCGCCCGGTCAGGCCCGGCGAGTCGCCAGATCCCAAGGCGGCGTGGCCCGGCCCGGCCCGGTGGCCGGGGGGGTTGGCGAGTCGCCCGCGGTTTACTCCTTTAGGCGACCCGGCCCGTTCTCGGGCGCCGGACTGGTGCTACGCGACCCACTCGTAGACACCTGGCTTCACGCGCCGGAGCATTCCGAGACGCTCCATCTTGCACAGCTGGTTGCGTACATTCATTTTCATATACGCGTCGTACTTAACGAGCCAACTGAGAGTGCCGGTCCTTGAACCGTCTTTCTTGGTGGAGTGGTACAAAGCGTATACTATGTACGCATCCTTGTTGGTCACTGGGTTGGTATCGTATGCGGGATCGTAGGTTATACGCCGCAGACGATCGGCGAAACTCTTATTGAGTCTCACGCGGTCCGTCCAGTGGGCCACTTCTGGCGCCTGTTCCTTAAGGTTACTGTTCGCGGTTGTCATTGTAGTGCCTCCTTTATTATTATTATACCTATATTATAACATAGGATAGGGGTTTTTTACAAGGGGGCACTTAGGGAACCGGCGTGTATCTCTTAGGCGCTCACGCGTGCGGGCCGCCAAGGCTCCGCGACTCGCCAGTGTGCCTGCGGGTCGCCGCGCCCGCGCGAGTCGCCTGTGCGGGTCGTTAGGTGATCGGCGCCGAGACCTGGCGACTCGCCTGTCCCCGGCCGATCTCCGGCGAGTCGCCTGTAAAATTGATTTCGGTGATCGACGCCGGGGGCTCGGCGAGTCGCCCGGCCAGGTCGATCTTCGGCGGGTCGCCTGCCGGCCTGGGGGGAGGTGGGGTGGGGTCACGGCCTGGGTGGTCGCGGCCTGGGTATTTCTGAAGTGCCTAAGAGAGGCCCGCCGAGTACTTAAAAGATCCCTTGTAAAAACCCTATATCCCGTGTTATAATTACTATAATAAAAAGGATCCGATAAAAAATAAACCACCCGGATCCAGTGAAAGGAGAGTAATATGAAAGACCCAAAGGAGATCGTTGCGAAAAGTGTAGAAATGATCCTGGAGGCTCTGGAGTTTAATCCGGAGGCGATCGAAGTACACGTGATAGCCGATCGAGGTACCGATGATGGCGGTTATCTCGAGAAACGTCAGTGGGTCGCGTTTGGACGTGAGAGCGACGGCTCCTACTACTTCGATCTTAGCGATTCAAGTATCAAGAAGTTCGACGCTCACGGAGAGTTTGTAGCGGACATCGAGGAAGAGGATCTGTAGCGGATCGCTCGGTGACTCGAAGACCCCGGACGCAAGTTGTCACGCGCGCGTGGGCGACTCGCCCGCGTAGTGCGTAGGCGGGTAGCCGCGCTGGTGCGTGAGCGTTGCGACTCGCCTGTGTAGGCGCCGCGACTCGCCTTTACCCAGGTCAGGCACCCTTGCCCATTCTGGGACCCCTGGCGGGTCGCCAAATCCCGTTGATGAATAAACCGAATGCAATAAGTAGATGAATAAGCAAAAAAGTGGCTAAGGCGATTTCTCGCCTTAGCCTATTGCATTTGTTAGCTTATATTTGTTTTATTTTTTTCTCGTTACTCCGCTTTATTGGCGTTTGCAAGTCGTTATTTTTCAGCAGCTGTTCGAGTAGTGCGATTTCTTCGCTGTTGCAATAAATATTATATTTATTGCGTCTATCTTCTCTCCTGTTTCCGCCGCCTTTCGTTGCTTTGCGCCATTTTTCAAAATCGGCTTCCGAAATTAAATGCTTATAGGTATTTTTTGCAATTTCAACCTTTTTGCTATTTAATTTGCCCTTTAATATGGCCCTGCGAATATATACTTCACTGAAGCCATATTTATCACAAATTTCTTTGATACTTAAATACTTTTCCATTTCGTTTACTCCTTTTACTTTATTGTTGTTATTGTTGTTATTGTTGATATTGTTTACGTTTTCCATTTTATTTACTCCTTTTACTTTATTGTTATTGTTATTGTTGCCAAAGTAAACGTAATGTTTTTCTACATTTTTTATCACCTCCTTTCTGAAAATATTTTGAACTACCATAGTACCAACTCCTTTTTGTTTTAATTATACGCCAAGGCACCTGATAATTCAAGCGTGTTTTTGCTAATAAACCCGGGTCAGGGTAAAAATTATGTGGACGGCATTTTGCGAACCGGGTACATAAGTCTTAGGGACCCTGTTCTCAATTAAACCCTCACCCGCGCACCTTTTATGTGTCCAATTTTTTTGGGCCCGGACAACAAAAAGCCCACCCGCAGTCGCAGGTGGGCCTTATGCACAGGGCGGCGCGGGTGGCGCACCACATGGCGTGCGTGGCGCGGTGCGCTGCGGCGCGGCGCGGCGCGGCTAATCGGCTACAGGATCCCCTGTACGAGGATCGAGTGCCGGGTTTTCCGGTATTAAATAAATTGCCGGCATTGAAACAACTGTAAGCATAAGTTTGAATAAGGTTTGGCCTAAGACAAGGCTCCAAAGTGCCGCGATCGGCATCGTGCCCGCAAACGCAATAAAGACAAATATCAGGGAGTCCAGTGGTGACGCTACAAGATTGGACCCCAGGACACGCAAAAACTGCGGCGCCTGTGGGTGTCGGGACCAAACTAACTGGTAGATCTCGGTGTCTACAAGCTCGGCTATGAGCTCTGCGATGATTGATGCGCCTACAATACGTGGCACAAGTCCTAAGGTTGCCGCGTAAGCTTCTTGTCCCGTCCAAAAGGGAGCCGGCTCCAGCCAGATGGTGAACACGAAGTACAAAGCCATCAGAACGTTTACGCAGGCAGCCGCCCAAATGAGCGTCTTAGTTGCGCTTTTGCCCATCTGTTTGTGTGCCAAGTCGCGCATTGTAAACGTCAGGGCGTAAATAAACGTAGCCGCAGGGAACGTAAGTCCCCACAAGGATACTACCTTAACCGCCGTGACGTCAGCGATGATCTGGCAAAGCAAATACCCTGCTACGATCCAGATCGTGGTTGTGGTTGCAATTGCCGCCGTGGCTGTGGCTGTGGCTGTGGCTGCAACTCCATTTTTGCGCCCAACTGGCGCGTGTGCTTGTTGTGACATATTACCTCCTGTCGGTGGGCATTGTGCCCGTGTCGGAATCCAAATGGTCGGCCGGCTTCGCCGGCCCTGTGCATATGCGGGGGTAGAGCCACCGGGCGAGCTTGAGCGAGAGCTCAAGCATCCCGTATTGACCCAAGTTACGAATGTCCAGTTTCTGGGCACGCTTGTAGACTTCGTCGGCTATGTATAGCTCTCCCGCTGTCATCTGGTCTGCGATGTCAACGAGCTCGTCGTATCCCAAAGTCTTCGCTGCCCGTGCGGCTGTTGAGTCTATCTTGTCGTCAATTCTCTTTTTCACGTGCGACCTCCTAATAAAGTGGCGCTAATCGTAGCGCGCCTCGCGTACGAATAGGTTGGTTGGTTCGATCTTAGGATATAAGTTTTTAGCTATACTATACGCGTCAATCAGGCCACTGGCGAACACACTACACAAAAGTTTAAGATTGTACTCCCTTTTATTCTTGTCCCAAGCTACAGTCTTGATACTATATTTATCTATCTTGGTAGTGTGCATTCTAAGCCTCCTGTTCTTCTGCGCTGGGTGGTTGGGTTGGGGTTGGCATAGTAGCCTTGCGTTTAGTCTCCCGGCGAAGTGGTATGCCGCGTCGGTGCAGCTCTGCGTGAAGGGTGGGTTGGTGTACACCCGTCTCGTTGCAGATCTGCCACAACTTGACGCCGTCTAAGTACATCTGAACAGCTGTCTCAAGCCGTTCGTTGCGCATCTCCTGCACAGCCACTTTTCGTGGCGGTATACCGTTCCGGTACAGGATTGAATAGAGCGCCGAGTAAGTCAACCCGTGATCGACCAGTATTTGTGGCACCGGAACGTCGCTGGTGTACTCTGTTATGATTTCATCTTCATCAGTTCTAACTCGACGACGCTGAAGGCGTTCGCCAAGTACCTTGCGTACTGTACTTTGCGACACCATAGCTTCTTGTGCGATGTCGGCTACTTTCAGTCCGCTATCATACATCGCAATGATTTCAGCTTCCTTTTCAGGGTTCATAGTACCTCCTATTGGTGTGATTGATAAAATGATTATAAGCGCTTCTTTGTGTTTTTACACTGCACCTTTTAGGTACTTCGGTCGTATTTTTCGTTGCTTTTTTAGCCATTCGAGAGTATTATTAAATAGAGGTAATATGGATAATGATAGTAGCTTAGTTTTAAGCGATCCGATCGATGCGATATGGTTGCAAATGGAAGGTGAGCCCGACGAGTGGTACGAGCGTTTCTCGACCTACTACTTGCAGTTGGGTCCCAGCCGCAATCTCACACGGGCTTACGTCCGATACCTGGCGTCGGAGAATCCCGAACAGGCCGCGATAGTGCTGTCGAAGCCACACTACGTGAACACCCCCCAAAAGTGGTCGGAGATAGCACGTGTGTGGAACTGGCGCGATCGTGCGGAAGCTTTTGACTTGTTCACGGCTTCGGAGAATTACGCGTTTGTTGAGCGGGCGCGTAACTACTTGATGCGGAGTACTGAAGCTGCTGCTGAAACACTTGTGAAAAACCTCGACAACCCACGCCATGCAGTCGCTGCGGCTAAGGAGATTTTGGATCGCGGCGGCGTGCCAGGTGCACGGGTGGTTGGCGTTGGGAGAATTGATCCTTACACGGCAGACGACTTGAAACGTGCCGAGCAAGCGCTTATAGAATGGGAAGAGAGGATACGTGGAGGCCGAATCATTGACGCCGACGCCGACGGCGACGACGGTACCGACGTCGGTTCGCAGGACTGAGTGGCTAAAGTGTAGTGCGTCCTGTGCGTACTTCACTTACACCTACTGCAAGATCTACGACGCTGCCAGTGGTGGCTGGATACCCTTCCACTTGTGGCCTGCACAGATGGATGTTATCGAGCAGCTTGAGACACACCGCCTAAACGTAATTCTCAAAGCCCGCCAATTGGGTATGACGTGGCTTGTCTTGTGTTATGTACTTTGGAACATGCTGTACCGTCCTGTGTTCACGGCGCTGCTGTTCTCGCGGAGGGAGACAGAAGCACTCTATCTCTTAGGACAGCAGCGCCTCCGCGGCATCTACAGTCGGTTGCCGTCTTGGATGAAGACACGACAAGTGGTTGCCGACTCCTCACACGAATGGGTACTGAGTAACGGGTCAGTGGCTTACGGATTTCCTACAACCGCAGGTGATTCATACACTGCGGGGTTCGCGTTCGTAGACGAAGCTGATCTGGTGCCTGACCTTAACCGCCTAATGAACGCAGTGAAACCTACGATCGACGGCGGAGGTAGTATGGTACTTCTAAGCCGCGCAGATAAGACAAATCCTGGGAGCGAGTTCAAGCGCATATATCGTGGTGCACGTGCGGGTGCGAACGGTTGGAACCCCATATTCTTGCCGTGGTACGCGCGTCCCGACCGGACCCAAGAATGGTACGAAACCCAAAAGCGCGATATCCTCTCCCGCACTGGGTCGTTAGATGACCTGTACCAACAGTACCCATCAACCGATGAAGAAGCCCTCATGCCGCCAATGCTCGACCGGCGGCTACCCTACCAGTGGATTCAAGAATGTAGTGCCGTAACTCCTTGGTTGCCGCAGACATCAATTCCCTTACCGGGGTTACGCGTGTACGAGGAGCCGGTGCTGACCCAGGACTATGTCATCGGAGTTGACCCTGCTGAGGGTAACCCCCACAGCGACGACTCCGTTGCGCAAGTAGTCAATCGTACTACGTTGGAACAGGTTGCGGTATTGAGTGGTAAAATCGAGCCAGAGGTGTTTAGTGATTACATAGTGACGTTGAGCGATCGCTACAACGGCGCAAAGGTAATGGTAGAACGCAACAATCACGGGCATGTGGTGATTGCGCGACTCAACGAAACCGAGCGCACGAGATCCCGACTTTTGAACGGCTTAGATGGTAGCCCGGGGTGGATGTCGAGCGTGCGCGGTAAGGCAATGATGTATGATATATTAGCAGATCAACTGCGTGCGGGCACGGTTACGATCCGTGATGAGACCACCCGTGTGCAGCTAACCTCTATTGAGGGATCATCTCTACGAGCTCCCGAGAATGAAGCTGACGACTACGCGGTTGCATTTGCATTGGCGATAACGGGTGCAGTATTGAAGCCGGCTACGAGTTTTGTGTTCCCTTACACAAATCGAGCCCGCGATAGGAAGGTATATGGTAGACGCAGTAGACTTAGCCTATCTTGAAGCATTGTCTGACGAGGAAGTCAAGCTAACGCGTCAGATTATTGCTGCCCGTAAGTATCACACGGGGTCCCAAAACGTAGCCCTGACCGAACGTCTGAAGCAGTACGTTGGTGAGACGTTTAGCGGGTTCGAGTTCCGCCTGAACATAGTCAAAACGATCGTACGCGCTGTGACAGAGAAGTTGGGGGTTGTAGGATTCGACTGCGAAGAACCCGAGGCCATTGCGTGGGCAGAGAAGGTTTGGCAACACAACCAGATGGACTCGCGCCAGGACGACGTCTTCGAAGCTGCCCTGCGTGATGGGTCTTGTTACGTGATAGTTGATTGGCCTGCCGAGAGTCAGTACCCGCGGTGGGTTCCTCAACAGCAATACACTTCGGCGATGGCTGGGGGTGACGGTTTGGGGTGTCACATTTACTACCAGCAAGATGACCCCAATCTGGACCCCATTATGGGTGTGAAATATTGGACGGAGCGGATTAAGGGGAAATACATCCAGCGCCGTACCTTATACTATCCCGACCGCGTTGAGAAGTGGGCTCGCACAGGGGGTGGGGGTGATTGGGCACACTTTAGCGATCCGGACGACGTGGCGTGGCCCATTCCTTGGGTAGATGCAGAAGGTAACCCGTTGGGGATCGCTGTTGTGCCTTTTTACAACAAGGGGATGCTACCCGAAGCCTATGACGCGTTCCCGCTACAAGATGCAGCCAACAAAGTTGTGGTTGATCTGCTGTCGACCGAAGACCAAACTGCGTATCGTGTTTTGGTCGCCTTGGGGTTCATCCCCACGTCGGATGGTTTGGAGCTCCGCAGCGACCGCAGTAACGCCCTTGAGATCGAGCCTGGTGTGATTGTTGGCACCACAAAGACAAAAGCCGAAGCTGACTTTCGGGCAATTGAGCCGGCGCGGTTAACCCCTATTATGGATATGGTACAACAACTGATTTTGTGGATCGCGCTTGTAACAGATACTCCCGTGTCGCGTTTCATCACCACGAAACTAATTGCCAGCGACGAGACTCTGAAACAACAAGAGGCGCCGTTAATCGCCAAAGTCGAAGCACGTCAGAAATTGTTTAGCACATCTATTATGCAATGTATGGACTTATCCGCTCGTTTGGCGCGAGCGTATGGGGTAGCTGATCAAGTTCCCCCAGCGGGGGTAGCCATTAAGCCCATCTGGAAGAGCGCACAGAGTCTGCGCGAACGTCTGGAAGAGCTTACACTGAAACAATCTTTGGGCGTACCCGAAGTACAGCTGTGGGCTGAGTTGGGGTACGGCCAAGATAAAGTTGATGCGTGGACGCGATTGGCGTCCACTGAAGGAGTAGAAAATGGAAACTGAAGACCAAGTGATTGGCACCGAACCGGAACTTGAAGTTCCTAACGAAGCGCCGCAGGAAGCCGGCGAGGGCGTACAAGAGCCTCAACCTGTCAAGGACCTTCCTACAGCGTTGGCTGAGTTGGAGGAAGCCAACCGCCGTGTGCGTGAGGTTAACCGTGAGTCTGCGGGGAGGCGTAAGGAAATCGCCGATCTAAAGAAACGCATAGAAGACCTCACAAAGGGTACCGACTCGACGTCCAGCGAATTAGCCGAGCTGCGTGCACAACTCGAAGCGGCAAACGCAAAGCTCAAGAAGTACAGCTTGCGGGACCGCTACGATGCCGTGGTCGCAAAGGGTAAGATCTCGTTTGTAAGCCCAGCTGCGAGCCGCGACGCGTTTGAGTTTGCTCTTGATGCGTTGGCTAAGTTGCCTGAAGACGCCGAGGACGAGGACATTCTGGATATTGTCAAGGATGTCGTTAAGGCCCGTCCGTACCTCCTAAATAAACCGACGCCGCCAAATATCAACGCCGTGAACGCAGGCACAAGCGATGCGCTTGAAGGCCTCGATCTGGAGAAGATTAAACGCGACTTCGGAATTACAAACCGTTAGGTTAAGGAGTAGAGTAGTATGACCGCAATTGCAAAAGTTCCAAATGATGTGCGGCCCGTTAGTGCCAATCAGTGCCTTATTCGCCAGCTTACCGCGGGCGAGGCTGTTAGTGTGGGCGATTGTGTCTACATTAAGACCGCCGATGGTAAGGCGTATAAGGCGGCAGGTGGCGCCGCCGCATCGGCCCTCGCAATCGGCATTGTTGTAGCCATTGGCTCGCAGGGCCAAGTCACCGGCACGGGTGCCGGCGACCTTCTTTCTGTTGTTCTGCTTGGACCCATTGCAGGGTTTACGGTAACCGCCGGTGCGCCCGCATATGTGTCCAATACTGCTGGTGGGCTCGACACCGCAGCCGGCACCGCGCCCTGTGTTGTCGGTATTGGGCTGCCCAACAATGTTTTGTACGTGCATCCCGGGTATCCTGTACCCGAAGTGTCATAAAGTGAGGTGATAGAATGACTACCATCGGATTAGCTGATATTAAGCATCTCATACGGATGCCAGGTTACTGGGATCTCGCTGAGATGAAGAAGTGGCAACTGAAGGATGGCACCACGTTTGATCAAGTGATCATGCGCATGGGTGCCGCCCTGAGCCTGTTCAACGGGTCGTTGCAAAGCAACTACCTTTCAAATTTTGTGCAGACCACGGCCGAGATGACGCTTGAGTACGACATCGGTGGAGACTCCGATGCTTTGAGTGAGATCTCAGAGTACGATAACCCCGACCCGATCTTGGCTGGCAGTACAGGCCACATGATCCCCATAAAGGATTACGGCGGCTCCTTGGGGTGGACGTATATGGGATTGCGACGTGCACGCGCAGGTCACTTGGATCGCGACATTCGGCGCTTGATCGAACGCGCATCGGCGACCTGGGAGCGCACGTTGATGACCCGGCTGTTCAAAAACACCTACGATCCTGTAGGTGCTGGCGGACGGTCCATGCCATTTGCGGATGGCGGTACTGCGGACCCCACGTACATTCCACCCTCGTTTGAGGGCAAAACGTTCGCGTACACCCACAACCACTTCTTCCGCGAGACAGATGATGCTGCGGGCCGCCTGAGCGCGGCGGGCAAGATGGCTGAGGCGTTGTATGAGCACGGCATTATGCCACCGTACGACCTGTGGATTCCTACTGCGGATATTGGCACTTGGTCGACAGTAACAGGGTTTGTGAAGCCAGAGCGTTCGTGGCTGCAGACAATGGGTGTCGAGAAGCGTGCACAGATCGCGGAGGATTACATCGGCGTCTTAGAGCTGGATCGTGCTTGGTGCTTTGTAAAGCCCCTCAACCGCTTGCCAACCGACTACGCCGGAATGTTCAAGCCAACAGGGTTCAACAGTCCCGACGCGCCGTTAATGGTGCGTTACGAAGAGGGCTTCCCTCTGGGTCTTGCCTTGGTCGGCGAGTTGTCCAACTTCCCGTTGGAGCAGGCTGTTGCTTACTTTACCTTTGGTGTAGGTATTGCCAATCGTATCGCCGGCGCAGCTGCCCTCTTCGCGTCCTCGGGCAACTACGCCAGCCCGACAATATTATAGTGGTTCGGCTAAGTGCCCGTGCGAAAGAATCAAACGGACCTTGGCCGTGTGAGGTGCCGCTGTGAGCTTTACGTATAACTTTATGACGAAGCGTGACGTAGCCCGAGTTCGGTTGGCTCTCGGTGATACCGTAGCTGACTCTGGGGTACTTCCGGAGGGCAAGAATTTCAGCGACGAAGAAATCGAGGCCGTCTTAAACGACTGCGATGGCGACATCAACGCTGCGACGTATGTACTCCTTAAGGCGCTATCGAACGCTTGGGGTACATATGTTGACATCACAGTAGGTCCTCGTAAAGAGGCCCTTAGCGATATTTCCTTCCACTATGCAAGGCGTGCTCAGGAGATGGGTCAAGCTACAGGACTGTCTGCTAAGGCGTTTTCGGTAACATTGAAAAGGGTCGACGGGTACACAGATGATAAGTAAGTCGATGCAACGCGCTATGCGTTGTGAAGTAACCATTAAGCGCCGTCCCCCTGCGACCAGCAATGGTGTGCAGGGCGTACCTGAAGTGCACATTTCCTCCTTGAAAACGACACCCGTCGACCCGTTTGCTTCAGACCGAATGTTGGAGATTCGTGAGGCCTATAAGATCGAGTTTCCTTATAACGTGTACGCTTGTTATTGCGAGGCAACTAACGATATACGGTCGGGCGATATCTTGGTGTACAACGGCATTGAGTACGTGGTCTGCGGGGTAGCCGCTTGGGACGACGGCGACGAGACGCTTTATGAGTTAGTTCTTAAGGATACGGTGACGACCTAATGGGTACACCCATTGTTGAGATTTACGTCAGCAATTTCGACCAAGCAAAGCGCGCGATTGCTATGGCGAACGACCGCGGTACGTATCGCGGAATGTTTCGTGATGAGATAACCCTGCGCTTACGCGAAGGTCGCGACTACGCAACACAAATCACGCACCGCCAGACCGGTTCGTTGGCGGAGTCGCACACTTACGAGTATGACTCGCACCGTATGCGAGGGAGCATCTACATCAACCCCGAGTCCTTCTGGTTGCAAAGCGAAACGAAGATCCGGCAGCCTGCGGAGTATGGTATTTATGAGCACGCTCGAGGTGGTACGCACGCGTTTTACGAACGGACCAGCAAAGAGTATTTTGGCGATCGCACCCGATTTGTTTACGGGTTGGCGCGCAGAGTAAAGGAGTTACCGTGGCCATAAGTCGTAAGGATGTTCGTTCGAAGCTGGCAGAGCTGCTTGCGGTGAGTTGTACGAGCGCACAGGAAGTGCTGGCGTACCAACCGAGTGACATTGGCGTAACACCCGCCGTGTATGTTCGCAGCAATTCGGCTGATCGGCCACCACTTACGGTGCGTGGCAAATTCACACGGTTTGGGTTTGACATTTTGATTCTTGTGCTACAGGCAGATCGTCAGCACCCACAGGTGTGGACTGAGGACAAGGCAGAGGACCTATTAGACGACATCGAGGCGCAGGTATGCGATATGATGTCGACGAATCGTGTGGTCGCTGGGTACTGGGATGGTTTGAACTATTCGCAACCCAGCATTATCGAGCACTTTGACGACCAAGGGATACCATATCTCTTGGAGGTCGTTAAAGTAATCGCGGAGGTGCAAAGAGATGCTTAAGAAAAAGAAGCTTTATGAGGCGATTGTGATACTAAGTTCCGAAAGCCTCAACAAATTCATTTACCCCGGTGAGACCATCGAGTTGTCTCCCGAGGATGCAAAGGTTCTCATAGATATGGGAGCCGTTAAGGAGGTTCCAAATGACCCAAACACTGAACTCCCTGAGTTGGGCAAACTGCAAGATTGAGTTAAGCGCTGATGGCGGCACTACTTGGAAGGATATTTCAGGGTTTGCTAACTCAGTTACGGTCGATGGCGGCGAGCGGGCCGTTAGCGAGTTTATGACTGTGACTGGAGACACACCAATTGTTACCAGTGGTAAACGCAGCCTGTTGGAAGTAACCGTTAAGGCGGTTTACACAGAGGACACGGCGGATGCGCCCTTCATTATGGGCTTATCAGCTTACGAGTCCGCCACAGATACTGTGCTGTTGCGCTGGAGCCCAAAGGGCGGCGCGATCGGTGACTACCGCTACGCAACGTCAGCAGCCAAAGTCGTAGCGCCCGTGTATCCACAGGGCGCCGCGGATAGTGGTGATGCCATTCCAGTCGAGTTAAAGTTAAAGTGTGCTTCGATTACGAAGTCTGTAATCTCAGTATAAGGAGTTGATATGCCTCAGACATCAAATGCCATTAGTTTTGCTAACTGCACGATTTTCTTGAGCACCAACGGTACCTCTTGGACAGACGTCTCAGGATACGCGAATTCGGTTACCGTGGATGGTGGCGAGCGAGCTGTTAGCGAGTTTTTCACGGTTGACGGGGATACGCCAATCATTACCAAGGGTAAGCGTAGCTTGCTCGAGGTAACTGTCAAGGCAGTTTACACAGAGGCCGGCAGTGACCCGTTCGCGATGGCCCTGACCGCATACGAGGCTGGATCACCGCTGTATGTGAAGTGGATACCGAAAGGAACCGGCTACACATATATAACATCGGCCGGCGTAGTTACGGCGCCTGTGTACCCACAGGGTGCTGCAGATAGTAGTGACGCAATCACCACCGAAGTGAAGATTAAGTGCGCCACGATCACAAAATCGTAAGGAGGATCTATGACTGAAATTAAGGTCGATATTTCTAAGTTCACGGTCGGCGACATACTGGATCTCGGCGACGATCAGCTCCCTCTAAAACAGAGGATAGAGATACTGCAGCGCGGGCTTGTGGGTGGGGACATTCGTGATGTTCCCATTACCGAGCTGCCCAATGTCATCGCACAGATCTCGGCGGAGATGAGTAAAGCCGCAAACCCTACGTAGGGCAGGACGACGATGGGAACTCCCTAACTCTAAAGCAAGCCGTTACCGGCTACTTGTGGACGTCTGGAGTTCCCGCGCCGATCGACTACATTATTTTGGTGCTATGTCGCGACGTGTACCACTGCACGCCGTCACAGTTAGCGCGCGAAAATATGTTAACAATTCAGAAGCACATAGCGTGTATGAGTGCTGAAGATATCGTAGCGCAAATGAGGCTGAATGACTCAGTACACCCTAAGCCTTGAGATAATCGGCAAAGATAAAGCCAGCGGCGTGTTCGATCGTGTTGACCGCGGTTTGCGGTCGATCATGAGCACAGCCCTTGGTGTCACCACTGCCCGCATCTTTGAGGACATTGGCGAAGCCATTATGAAGATGGGCATCCAGGCCCTTAATGCTGTCTCCTATGTTCAGGTTTTGGAGATTACTTTAGGGTCGTTGGCTACGCGCGAGCTCGTTATGATGTCCGACGGCACGCTAACCGTTGCGGACGCCTTTGATCAGGGAACCGCAAAGGCTCGAGAGTTAGTTCACGAGTTGGGCCGCGTTGCTATCCTGTCGCCGTACACTCTGGACGCCACAGCTAACACCTACCGAATGATGGTTGCCTTCGGTAGCACTACCGACCAGGCTACGTTACTTACGCAGGGGTTGCTGACCATGGGTTCCGGTCTTGGTGCCAGCAACGAACAGATCCAACGTATGGCTTACAACCTGGCCCAGATTGCGTTGGAAGGCAAGGTTACCGCGCTCGACGTACGTCAGTTGGCCCTGGCGGGTTTGCCACTCCTTGATGTCCTGAAGAAAGTCGGCGTACAGATGGGGGTGGAGATTAACGATATCAAGGACTTCAATAAGGCCTGGGCCGAAGGTAAGATCACGTGGCAGGACTTCTCAGAAGGATTCGCGGAGTATGCTGACACTTACTTCGGTGGCGCATCTGAGAGAATGGCACGGTCACTTTATGGGTTGAAGTCGACCTTTAAGGACGTTTTCCAGCTAACAATGCCGCGCATTTTGGGCCCTGCGGTTGATGAAGTAACGGGCATATTGAGTCGATTGCTCGATAGCTTCCTGGCCATATACGAGGACCCACGGTTGGCTGAGATCGGCGAGAACTTAGCGGCCAAAGTGAGCAAGTGGACAGCACCCGTCAAGGGAGCCGTAGATCAACTCACGGCTGATCTCACAGGGGGGGAAGATATTGTTGGTTCCTTTAAGACGTTCTTTGGTAACATTGGCACTATAATTAAGCAAGGTATTGCCTCGACGGTCCAGGGCGCCATTGCTTCCATTCCCAATGTGGTTACTTGGATCTCAAACCTGTTCGCGAAGATCTTGACATCCATAGCAACGCACATGCCCAAGGTGGGGTCGCTCATCCTGCAGGTCATACAAGGCGTCGCGACCAGCCTAACGACACAACTACCAAACCTGTTGAACCTTGTAGCATCCACGTGGTCGCAGTTCTTCGCACTAATTGAGACGTCAACTCCAACCATTTTGACCGCCGCGTTAGGCGTGATCGATACGTTTGTTAACAGTATCGTGGCTTACGCGCCCGGCGTGATAGCGCAAATCGTCTCGACTGTTACAGCAGTAGCACCACAACTCGCAACGGCTTTTGCGACCGTCTTCGCAACGGTATTACCAGCCATTATTGCACTGCTGCCGCAAATTGCAACTGCCGCGGTAACGGTGCTAACAGCTCTCATACCGATAGCAACGCAACTCATAATCACTTTAGTGGGTACAGTAATAGCTATGCTACCCCAGATAGTCCAAGCGGGTGTGCAGATCCTCCAGGCCATCATCCAAGGACTTGTGTCCGTGCTGCCGCAACTTCTGATGGCAGCGGTAGCGATCGTATTAGGGCTGTTGTCGGCCATTGTAGAGCAGTTGCCTGTAATCATTGCCACAATTATATCTGTAGTGGACACGTTGCTACCGGTAATTATTACCGTTGGGCTCCAGATGGTGGTTGCGCTTGTTGAAGGCATATTATCCAACATACCTATGATCACAGCCGCGGCGACACAACTCGAGCTGGGGTTGATCGACGTGATTGTGAAGAACTTGCCGCTGTTGCTCGTTTTGGGCATTCAGCTTGTAATGGCCTTGATCGAGGGTATCACAGCTGCTTTGCCGCAATACTTCGAAGCTGGAGCAAGGCTTTTCTCGGGCCTCCTGGAAGTTGTGTTTATTAACCTGCCCGCGATTCTTGATGCGGGCGTAATGATAATATTCGCCTTAATTAATGGTATCATAGGCAATCTGCCGTCAATCATTGACGCCGGCATGCGGATGGTGTTTGCACTTGTGCAGGGCTTGATCGACAATATGCCCTTAATAGTTGCAGCAATCATACAAATAATCGTTAGCATCATCGACACCTTGCAAGGTAGCTCGCTTTCGATCCTGTACGCGATTATCTCGATTGTTCAGATGGTTATAATGACCATCATCGACTATGGGCCCACGTTTCTGAAGTTGGGTGGCGATTTAATAGTCGCGATTGCCAAGGGACTCATACTTGCAATCCCCGAGTTGTGGAAGGGACTTTTAGCAATCGGTGAGCAAGCGGGCATATGGATGAGCAACTTGCTCGAATCCTTCAAGGCGTTTGGCAAGGGTCTCTTAGGCGCCTTGAAAGAAGGCATTCTGCACGGCGATTGGAGTGGGTTCGCGACGTTGTTTGAGGAATCGTTTGCGGGGTTGACCCACACCAGTGTAACCGCGGGTTACAACCTGGCAGAGGGACTCGGCGAGGGGTTTAACACCAACCTACCTAACGTGCAGAGCAATATGGAGACGCAGGTAGCGGGGTTGTTCCCGGGTGTGCAGGCAAGCTTCCCTGCGTACGACATGGGACTTGGATGGGGTACCGACTTGACCGACGGGCTTGAGAGCGGCGTCGGTGCAACCATGCCCAGCACACAAAGCAGCTTGGAAGCCTTGATGGCAGGAATGTCCCCCGGTGTGCAAGCGAGCTTCCCCGCATACAATATAGGGTTAGGGTGGGGCACTGGTCTGACCGATGGCGTTAAGAGTGGCGTTAACACGACCATGCCAGCGACCACGCAAGTAATTAGCACTCAGTTCGGTAAGTTGCCGAACAAGATTCTACCAATGCTTGATGGTGGAGGCGAGGGGGGTGGCGCTACCAATGTTGGCAAGACCCTCGTGAAAAATGCAGAAAGTGGGTTCACAACCGCTTGGCCGAAGTTTTCTGACAATGTAAACACAAGTTTTGGGTCGCTACCACCGGACGTAGCAGAGTTGCTCGAGGGCCAGATGCAACCTATTGGCACCTCAGTGACAACCGATTTCACTGAGGGGTTTGATGAGGGGTTTGTCTTCTTGGAGGAGGATGCACAAACAAAAATGAGCATGCTGGTGAGTACTATAGACGCCTCCGTAGGAGACACGACGCCTATTGGGCAACGTATTATGGACGGCATACGTAACGGTATGGAATCTCGATTCGGCAACCTGTTGGCCCGTGCTCGTCAGATGGCGGCTCAGATTGCACACGAGATGTCAAGGGCACTTCAGATAAGCTCGCCGTCCAAGGTCTTTATGAAAATTGGCGAAGAAATCACGCGTGGACTTGCTCTGGGCATGGAAAGCCAACGTATGCTGCCCGTGAGAGCGACTCAGCACTTGCTCGAACCTACATACAGTATGAAGGGGTCGACGACAATACATAACAACTACTACACGCTCAATATGCCCACATCGTCCAGTCCTGCGGACGTGCGTACGGCATTTAAGATATTGCAAGCCTACGGGAGTAATTTATGAACACCGAATTTTACATCGTCGTTCCCGAATACGGCGTAAACTACGTCACTAATCCAGTGCCGTACCAAAGCACAGGCGGCTTTTCTTATACTAACGGCGCGATGAGCATTGATCCAACTTATACTCGCCGTGGGCCCGCGTGCCTAAAAATGGTGCCTATAAGCGGGCAAAATAGCACAGTTTATTTTTCAGGCTTACCTGTAGCTTCTGGGCAGCCGTACACATTTAGCGTAGATGTAAGGGGTGTGGCTGGTCAAGCGATGCGTGTAATGATTCAAAACGACGCGGGAACGGTGCAAGCACAAACGACATTTACAGCTACGGGTCATTGGCAGCGTGTATCTGTGACGCTGGCGAGTGCCGGAGCTACTGCTGACGACTGGCGGGCGGTCGTTCAGCGCGATGCCGTTGCCAGCGTGGAGCCGTTTTGGACAGACGGCTGGCAATTTGAGAACAAGGCCTATGCCACAACCTTTATCTACGGCTATGAGAAGGGCTTGGGATACGTCGACAAGGAGTATTACTGGGCCGGAACACCGTTCGCTTCGGCGTCGGTGCGGTCAGCTCATACACGACACGGCGGGCGCTTGTTACGTGTGAAGGACTATGCCGAGATAGGCCTTATAACAGGGCTGGGTCTGGGCAGTTTCGATCAAGTGTGGACCGAGCTTGCCCTGGGTGGTGCAGTATACCAAACGCACATCAAGAAACCGACCGTGTTTACAATACAGGCGTGTTTTACTGGCGATAGTGTTGAAGAACTCGAGACAAAACGCAAGACAATCATAGACGCAATTCGTCCCGACAATGAGACTGACCAGCCATTGGTGATACGTTACCAGGGTTTGGACTCCAACGGCAACGAAGTCACGCAACCGGTTGATATCGTATGTGTGCCGCAACCGATGTTGACAAACCCTCCCGACCAAACAACCTACCAGGTCGATACCTTGGTCTTCACTGCCCTGAGCGCGACTTTGGAAGGTGCTTACTATGAGGGGTCATACTTGCTTTACAACCAGCAACTAAATGTACATTACATCGTGCGCCAAAAGCCCAACGGTGAATGGGATACGATGGGCACCGGGTTGCAGGGTGGCTGGGCGCTTTGTTTCGCCGAAGCTCCTAATGGCGATATGTATGTCGGTGGCAGCTTTACGTCGGCCGGTGGTGTTTCTAATACCTCAAAGATAGCACGCTGGAGCAGGAAAAACCAAGCGTGGGAAAGTGTATTAACGGGCACAACTGACAATTTTATTGAGGCGCTTTGTTTTGATTCAGTGGGTAACCTCTATGTTGGTGGAACTTTTAGTAACCTTGCCGGAAGTGGGGTTGGCTCATTGGCAATAATCAAGGGATTGGATTCAACACCGACAATTCACAGCTTCGGAGCGCCTATATTGGGCAGTATTCGAACTATCGATATAGACGCGAACGGAACAATTTACGTTGGCGGCTCATTTACAAAACTTGACAATAAAACTATATACGGTGCGGCATATTACGATAAAAGCTGGCACGATATGGGAATGAACAGCAACTGCTCAACATACAAAATTAAATGTGGGTATGCCAACAATAATGTCATACTCGGCGGATTGTTGGACATTGCCGGCTCGCCCAATATCTGCCGGTGGGACGGGACGCAACTCAGAGGGCTCGGTTCTGGGTTGAATACCTATGTCCAGGACATAATTATTGGTCTGGGTGGTACGATTTTAGCCTTTGGGCACTTTAACGACATAAATGGCATTCCTGATCACGATTACATTGGAATATACAACGGATACAGTTGGTCAGGTCTTCCTTTTGGCTCGCCAAATCATTATGCAAAAGCAGCGGTTAGGTTAGGAACCGACTACTATGTTATCGGTGAATTCGACAAAGTTGGAAATTTATCGCTGACCGATAGAGTTGCAAAATTCTCAAACGGTGCGTGGAGTAGGCTCGGAATAGACTTGCCCGGCTCGGGTTTGTTGTATGGGCTCGGCTCCGGCTCGGATAGTTCCCTTTACATCTCCGGGGATTTCTCCGGTACGGCAGTTGTTGCTGGCGTAACGGTTAGCAACGTGTTCAATGGCAGCTCCTCGGCTGATTCTTATCCCGTGATTCAGATAAAAGGGCCGGGATACTTACAACACATTCGCAACTTTTCTACGGGCAAAGAAATTAATTTTGAGGGGTTGCAAGTGCAGAGGAACGAATATATCAATCTGTGGCTTGACCCGCACGATCTCAAGTTTGAGTCGAGCTGGAGAGGGCGCGGTCCGGTATTAGATTATGTAGCCGCCGGCTCTGACATCGCCGATTTCAATCTCGTGCCCGGTGTGAACAACATCTCCGTGTTTATGCCCGTGGAAACAGACACGGACACAAACGCCTGGATTCGTTGGAAGCCTAAATTCTGGTCGTTGGATGGAGCAGTTTTATGAACTACCACATTGAGCAATACGATCAAAATAGCAAACAACGTATCGATATCTTCGAGGCATTCGAGCACTTGGAGTTCGTTAGGAGCGAAAATGCTGTAGGCGCAATGACACTCACTATGCCACTCCGGTTTTACGACCCCGCTATGTGGTGGCAAAATCAGATTTTGGAGATATGGCGTGCGTACAGAGGCACACCTGCCTTGGTGGGTGAAACCGCTTACTTTGTACAGGACTGGCAGGTCTATCGTGACGATAACGACCAGTTGTTGGTTGACATATACGCCGTCGATGCTAACTGGATACTGGACACGCGAATAGTTAACTACGCCGCTGGCTCACCCCAAGCCGAAAAGACAGGACACATTGACGACATTATGAAGGCAATCGTGCGTGAGAACTTCCTATCCCAGGCGCCAGCCGAGCGCCGGCTGCCCGGGCTCGAATGTGCGCCTAACTACGGGCTATTGCCGTCGATTACAAAGGGGTTTAGTCACAGAAACGTTTTGACAGTGCTGCAGGAGCTGGCAGATGCCTCAACACAGGAAGGGACTTATGCCGTGTTTGACACCATAAGAACTACACCCGGCAATTTCGAGTTTCGAACGTATGCGGGTGTGCGAGGGGTAGATCACTCGCGCGATTCAGGGGATCCCAGGTTTGTGGGTGAGAAATACGGCAACTTAAAGAAGCCCTTGAAACGGTATGAGCATTCTGATGAGCGTACGGTCATATATGCCGGTGGGCAGGGTGAGGAAGAAGAAAGAATCATTAAGACGGCTAAGGATGACGTCCGAATCGCGAGGGGTTATCCTTACAATTTCAAGGAGAAGTTTCACGACTGTCGACACCTCTCCGCGGAGGCGAGCATACAGGCCGAGGCGGATGCGGAGTTGCGGCGTTGTCGACCGCGCAGAATCATATCCGGCGATTTAATAGTCTCGCCTATGATGATGTACGGAGTGCACTTTAACTTTGGCGATATAGTTACAGTCGACGCAATGGACGAGGCGGTAGACTGTCACATCTCGAGCGTGGCGGTTACGGTTGACTCCGATAAAGGCGAACAGATTGAGGTTGTGCTAAGGAGCGAAGATGCAACAGGATGATCTGCGTTTCTTACTCAGGCAATTAGCCGACGTACAACGGCGTCTCGAACGTTTGGAGGTACAAGAAAGAGGTGAAGCTACCTGGGCATTTTGGACACCTAAAGTAACTGGGTGGGCAGATGGTTACACCTGCGTTGCGCGCCGATATGTGGCGGGTAAAATCTGCTTTTGGGAAGCGTACATTACAGGAACATCCAACTCCTCAACGACGACAATAACCGCTCCGTTTGTCGGTGCCAACATTAACGCCTCGTTCAGCTGGGGTGGCGCGTGTGCAACAATCGTAGACAACGGCATAGCTTCTGCAACGGGCGGACGCTGGACAATAGCGAATGATAGCAGCACGATTGTGTTCTCAAAAGATTTTGCAGATGGCGCCTTTTCAGTGGGTGGCACGAAAACAGTTCGTGCGCAAGGGTTTTACGAGATAGCTTAACGCTAAAGGAGATGAGTATGCCATTAAAAAAGGGAAAATCACAAAAGACGATTAGCAGCAATATTAGAATGCTGCGTCGCGAAGGCTACCCGCAAAAGCAAGCAGTTGCGATTGCGATGCGAAGCGCGGGTAAGACCAAGAAGAAGAAGAAGAAGAAGTCAAGTAAACGGAGGTGAATATGGACTTCGGTGATGCAATTGTAGCAGGGCTCCCATTGGTTCTGGTCGTAATGGGACTGGTGGAGTGGCTCAAGGAGTTCGGATTGCAGGGTAACGCAATTCGAATCGCGTCAATGTTGATCGGCATCGTGTTCGGTGTCGCATACCAGTTGAGTCTGGGTGTGCCATCTGGGTTTGCCGAATGGTTTGCGGCAGTAGTGTACGGGCTCGGCTTGGGGTTGGTAGCCTCCGGCATTTATGACGCGACCACCGATATTGTAAAGAAAGCGATGAAATGATGGCTGGCTCGCAGACGCCCGACGTTAGCGATATGCCACTTCAGGCGCAGTTAGCCGCTATCGAGGTACGTCTGAAGGGCATTGAGGGACACATAGCCGAGATCAAAAGTACGCTGGCAAGCAGTAACGATCGTGTCCGCTTGATCGAGCGGGATCAAGCAGGTGCACACCCTGTGCTTGATGCGCGGTTGGGTGCTTTGGAAGACCGCACAACCCGGCACGATGCGCAGATTGCCGAGCTTACCAAGAACGTGGAGAATCTGCAGCAGACCGTTAAGACGGTCACGTGGGTTTGCGGGATTGCTGGCGCAGCGGTTCTAACCTGGCTAATAGCACAGCTGTTAGCCTTGGTCTAACGAGGTGGAGTATGGATATTAACGACTACGCATTCGGCGTCGATATCTCTCATCACAACGGGGTGGTGAACTTCGATGTCGTCAAAGCGCACTCACCTAAGGTGGTGTTCATTGCTGCCAAAGCCAGCGAAGGAGCAAGCTTCAAAGACCCGCAGTTCACTCGCAACTGGGCAGAGATGAAGCGCATCGGGGTTTGCCGTATGGCTTACCATTATATGCGTTTCAGCACTTCGGCAGTAGCTCAAAAGGATAACCTGCTCTCGGCAACGAGTGATTGGGATTGGGAACACGACAGGCTCGTGCTGGATTGCGAGGAGGAGAGCGCACTCACCGCCTCGCAGATTACCGATGTAGTCAATACCTTGATGGCTCAGTTGCGCACGGTTACGGGACGGCTGCCTATTTTATATTCACGGGCTGAGTGGGTCAATCGTAAGATGATTGTCAGCAGACTGCCCAGTAACACCGACTGGTGGTTGGCGCATTATCTCAAACCCCTGCCTGACCCACAATACACACCCGAGAAGCTGCCACCTCCAGCACTTCCAGCAGGAGCAAGCCGATGGCTCATTCACCAAACAGGTGAACGCTGCAAGTCTATTGGCACGGCAAAAATTTATATGGATTACGACCGCTGGAATGGTGATGAGACTGCCGTGCGCACTTATTTTGGCTATGGCGAGCAGCCTGTTGAGCCA